GCAACGTATAAAAGTGAGTGGAGAAAATGCGGCAGGAATACTATTGGTGCCAATCATTAAAGTAAGTACAATATTAGATGCACCTTCTGCTAACGAACCATCATTATTAGTTACACCACCGGCAGAACCCTTTCCTAGCAATCCTTCGAGACCTCCACCGATAATTCCAAGATTGGCTTGCGTGTAGTTCACGGCATCATTAAACTGTACTCCTGCCGGTAAGTACAACACAACACCACCCTGAGATTCACCAATAGGAAGTTCAAACCCCTGCAAATTCGTCAATTGTTCTGCTATGGATGCGTATTCTTCATTCGTGACTGTTTCGGTTTGGTCTGTGGTTTCGTTGGGTGTTTCGCTGTCTTGGTTTGCAACTTGTTGATTGTCTGGTTTTTTAGCTAACCATTCAATAAATTGAAGTGCTTTCTCTGCGAGATTTACACCTTCAACTTTAAATGCTTCGAATCTAATAACGCCCGGAAATGTTTCGGGGTTCATTGTATAAGGATATTTAAATATAACTGGAGTAGAGAGCACTCCCTCTCCGTCTTCTCCTTCTTCCTCCGTACTAAGATCTTCTTCTACAAGAACTTCTTCTTCTTCAAGAGCAGGAGTCTCGCTTACGTTTAGATCGTCTTGCGACATTTAATTTCCCCGATAAATAAATACTATTGGTTTTATTTATAGCAAATTTATGGCATATTCTGGGAAATATAAAGTTAAAAATCCTACCAAATACTCGGGAGATTTCACGAATGTGATATATCGATCCTTGTGGGAAAAATATTGTTTTCAGTGGTGTGATAATAATAAGGACGTTAAATCATGGTCAAGTGAGGAAGTGGTAATTCCATACTTATACGAAGTCGACAAACGTTATCATCGTTATTTCATGGATTTAAAAATTACATGGGACAGTGGTAAGACAACCCTTGTGGAAATTAAACCACACAAAGAAACTAGACCACCAACCGGGCAGAGACGAACGAAACGATATATCAATGAGGGACTAACCTATGTCAAGAACATGAACAAGTGGGAAGCAGCCAACGAGTATGTGAAGGACCGTGGTTGGGAGTTTGAAATCTGGACAGAAGTGGAATTGAGATTGATGGGCATCTTACCTAAGTCTGTTAAAAAACTGAAACCTCTCCCAAAATTCTCTCGTAAAAAGACTAAATAAGGGTTATGAGTAATTTATTCCAAACAGTCGAACAAGAGGCGTTTCGTAAAGGGATCACTCCAAGAACGAAAGAGTCTCGTGCATGGTTTCGTAAGAAAGTGCAGAACATGGGTGTTAATCGTAGACAACTGATGCGAGAAGAACCCATTGAAATGAAAACCCGTACGGTTACTGGGTCAATGTTTATGTTTTTCTACGATGCAAAACACCGAGATACCTTGCCCTATTGGGATTCGTTTCCTCTGGTCATTGCTGTAGGACCTGCTAAAGGTGGTTTCTATGGAATTAATTTACACTATCTCCCGTTGCCTTTACGTGCAAAATTTCTTGACGGTCTAATGGACATTACCAATAATAAAAGATACGATGAGTCAACTCGATTCGTTTTGAGTTACCAAATGCTTCAGGGAGCATCCAAACTTAAATATTTTAAACCGTGTTACAAACACTATTTAACTCGACAGGTCGAAGGTAAATTTGCCTATGTTCCACCTCCCGAATGGGAAATTGCAACCTTCTTACCAACTGCACAATTCAACGGAGCAGGAAAGGGTTCGGTTTTTGCTGATTCAAGGAGAATGATCTAATGGTAAGTCGAGTATCAACGATTGATCAATTAAAGGCACATATCTCAAATAGTGGTGGGTTTGCCACTAAAAATTTATTTTCGGTATCACTTCCTTCTCTCGGACAAAATGCCGAAGAAATTAATTTGGTCTGTACTGGTGTTCAACTTCCTACTAGACAAATAACCACGTCAGATACTATGTTAGGTGTTTCTCAGTATAAAGTGGGTTATGGTTTTATGACTCAGGATGTGACAATGACGTTTCGTGTTATGAACGATCAGAAGATTAGAAAATATTTTAGAGATTGGCAAAGGTTGGTTATCAGTAACTCAACCAAGGACCTTGAGTATGACGCATACAATGTTGGGTATTACAGCAATTATGTAAAAACAATAAAAATACACCAATTACGAAAAGGACTTGCCTTTCCCGTTTTTAACAAGTCTTTCAATCTTGGATTGCCACCAGAAATACAGAATCGATTACCATCAGTTGGACCATTTGATTTTGCCAAGGGAGAAATCGATATTGATCTTAAGTTTGGTGGAGACATTGTGTGGACAACAGAATTGCTTGAAGCTTATCCTGTTACCGTACAACAAGAAGCATTCGTGGATGATCCTAATTCAGGGATATCAGAACTAACTGTAGAATTTGCTTATCGTGATTTCAAAGGGTATTCGTCCAAACAAGACGAAGACGGAAGAAATTTAGTCAAGGCAATTAATTTTCTTGGAAAGATTTTTAATATTTTTTAAATGGAGTAGATAATGAGTTTACCTAAATTGAATGATGTACCAAAGTATATCATGACTGTACCATCATCGGGCAAAAAGATCAAATATCGTCCTTATCTGGTGAGAGAAGAAAAGGTGCTGTTACTAGCAGCTGAGTCTAAGGACGTGAATCAATCTATTGAAGCTATGACAGACACCGTGTTAGCATGTGTTGAAGATGGAATCGATCCTGCAACATTATCTACTTTCGATTTAGAATATATGTTCCTCAAAATCAGGTCCAAGTCTGCGGGTGAAAGAATCGATGTTACTATACCTTGCGAGCATTGCGAACACCGTAATGTTCAAACGATAGACATTGAGGGAATTGAGATCGCAATGAACGAACTTCAGACTAATGTTGAGTTAACAGAAAACATTTCGGTGGATCTTAAGTGGCCAAGTTATTCTGATATTGAATATGTCGATGACCCAAATGAACTTGGATTCGAAGTTCTTTCTGCCTGTATCGAAGCTGTGTGCACAAATGAAGAAAGAATATTGGTCAAGGACGAATCTAAAGAAGAAGTCAGACTATTTTTAGAAAGTCTGACGGCTGATCAGTTTCGTAAAATATCTCAGGTTGTCGAAAGTATTCCAAAAGTGTCTTATCCAATAGAGTTTGATTGTGAGGAATGTAACAAACACAACGACTTAGTTATTGAAGGAGTCCAAAGTTTTTTTTAATTGCTCTCTCACACGAAGAGCTAACCAATTATTATAAAACAACGTTTTTATTGATGCATCATCATAAATATAGTTTAGAAGATCTTGATAGAATGTTGCCGTGGGAGAGAGAAGTTTATATTACGATGTTAATAGATCAACTAGAAAAAGAAAAGGAAGAGAGAAAACAACGAAATGGCCAGCGCAACTCTTAGTGATGTCAACGAACAACTAGTCGAACAAAACGGTTTGCTTGAAAAAGTACAGAATCTTTTCACAGATTTCTTTAACCGTCAAGCTCGCGACAAACTCGACCTGTTAGAAATGGTACGAGAGATGACGGGCACTGGCAACGAGCAACAAGACAACGAGCAACGAAACGAAAGAAATAAAGAAAAAGACGGAAGTTCCTTTATGGATGGTCTGTTTGGCACCATTCTAAAAGCAGGAATGTTTGCTGGATTCGGCACTTTGTTGTATAACTCTTTTAGAGATGAATTAGGATTGCCTGCTCTGGGTGATGTTTTGGAAGGGACGGTACAAAAAGTAAGCACTATGATGATCAAAGCTGCAAACACTTTTATGCCCGAAGATTTGCAAATCAAAGATGAACTAACTACAGGTGAAATAGGGGCAGGTGTGGCAGGAGCCGTTGTTGCGGGTAAAGCCGCAGGGATGGGTGTCAGAGCGATTAAACGAAACTTGGAAGTGAGAAGAATTGAAAAGACCGTTGAAAAAGCAGTAGCCGCAAAAACTGTACCCGTCACCACTGCTACACAACCAGTCATCCCTCCTCCAACAAAAATAAAAGCCTCAGACGTTGACTTAACTGGTAAGGATGCCCTTGACAAAAATGGAAATCCGTTGAAAGGTGCAGCGGCAAATTCAAGAAAACAAGCACTTGCTGACAAAACGAACACTATTAATGAAAAACGTTACGCGGATGAGTTAGAGAAACAAAGAACAGGCAAACTCCAAACTCCACCCCCACCACCACCTACAGAACCAGTCAAAGACAAACCAACTACAAAAACAAAAATAAAAGCAGGCGGTGGTGTTGCAGGGATAGTTGCGGCAACCGCACTGCCTTATCTTATAGACCCTCTCAAAGAAGCGACAGGAGCTGAGAAAGGTTCTTTTACTGATGCTTCAATTGATATAGGAAGCATGGCTCTTCAAGGTGCCACAATCGGTGCCACACTTGGATCAATGATACCCATACCGGGGGTCGGAACTCTTGCGGGGGGTGCCATTGGGACCGCACTTGGTGCGGGATACGGAGTTTACGATAAATTGTTTAGTGACAACGGTGAAAAACTAGAAAATTTAAATGCAGAACAACGTGAACAAATGGCAGAGCAGTTAGATGAGGCATCGATGGAAGCTGCGCAACCAAATGGAGCTCCCGTTGTATACATTGAAGGTGATAAAAACACCACTTCAACCGTTCATGCCGAACAATTTAATGCGGGAAAAAATGATATGCCGAGTCCAAAACCGGGCGGATTGGTGCCAAGTGCGGCAGGTGCTTATGGATAAAAAAAGGCACCCGAAGGTGCCTTCAGCACGTCAATGCTGGGGTTGTCGATTTACGGCAGTAATGGTTTAGGTCGGGAATTATTCCATCAGTTAAAACCATAGCACGATAGTTCGACGGACTATTGGTAACTTTCTTCCCATGAATCAGTAGCCGTAACCTTTGGTTCAGAAACCAGTGGTTTTAACTCTGCAACTTTCGCAGGTCGAAAGGTATTTTTTTCATATTCAGAAAACTGTCTATTTTCTCCAACTACATTATTAATGCACTCTTTAAAAAATTCTGTCATGGTCAGGTCATTTTCAATGCACCAGATCCTTAGTTTTTTATGAAGAGACTTAGGAATAAGAATGTTGGTTTTAACATCAGTTGTCATAATCAATCCTCCTGTGCCAATTTGGCAAAATAAGACATTT